ATTCTAAATTACCAGCATAATTATCATAAACTAATCCATTTTTGTGAAAAGCCATTACATCATCATAGGTATAAGCTTTATATTTTCTATCTTTTGATTTTCTTATAACTTTATCGTTTGTGTAATATATATCAACAAAGTGATATGCTACTAACCTTGCTACATTGTATTCCTTGTATTCGCCTTGAAATTTAACTTTTATGAATTGTTTGTCCTTATTGCATCTTCTTTTATGTACAAAGTATGGTAATAAAAACTTACCTTCTGGTATGCTTTTATATATTTTTTTAAATCTTCCATAGTTGCTTATTATGAATTGTTCTTCTGAACCTTCTATTGTCTTCCATATCTCATCTTTGAAAATCTCTTTTGAATAAAATTCTTTAAGTTGTTTTTTACTTGTATTTTCATCTATGATGTAATATCTCTTGTTAACTTTTCTATTCTTTGATTTGTAGCTTTGTAATGTTCCTTTTGTTTTGACAAATAATCGGCACATTTTTTCATAAGTGGTTTCAGTTTTTAAGTTATATCTTGGATCATATAAATATAACATCACATCACCCCTATTTTATTCCCAAATATTCTTTTATTACTGCTATTGCATCATCTGCTGAATAGCATATTTTACACATATATCCCTGCTTATATAACCAATCTAGCCATTTAACTTGTTCTATGGTGCATTTATTCTTTCCATATTTCATCTCTATTGCTAGTCCTATGTATTTACCTTTAGGCGATAAAAGTAGTAAATCTGGAACTCCAGCTCGCATACCAAGTCTTTTTAATTCTGCTCCTGTTATCTTACTTCTTTTTGCTTCATTTGGACAATGAAAAATCCATTTAAGTTCTTCAAACCTATCAGAATTCCAACTGCACCATTCTATGACTGCTTTCTGCTCTTGTGCTTCACTCATATTTACTCATCTCCACTTCTCTAGCTATATTAATAGCCATAGTTATCGCTTCATTTAAGCTATAGCCTAGCTCATAGTAGAATTTAGCAAACTTTATAACCTCTTTCATCTAATCCCCCCAACAATCTATGATAAACCTTATATAGTTCAGCATATTTGTTTTTATTTAATAAATCATGCTCTATCCTTTTTGTCTCAAGTTCTTTTATCATTTTTTCTAGGTCCTGTAGCATTTGCATATTTCTTATTTGTAATCCTGTTAATTTCATTACTTCACCTCTTCTATTATTGGATCATCAACTCCTTTTAAAGTAACTTTTATTTAACTGTTAATAACCTCTTTTGTTATTGGATCATAACTCCATACTCTAACTTCATCTTTTATTCTTCCATTTACTAAATTACCGCATTCTCGACACTGACTTACTACACCTAGTCCTTTTACTTTAAGATGTATCATTGTGCCTCCACAGTTTATGCAGCTTTTTTCTTTACCCCCTAGTACCTTTTTCATTAGTTTTCATCCCCTTAACTAATTTTCTTTTTCTCTAACTTTTCCAACTTGCTAATGACTTGTTTTATTGTTAGGCATACACTTGCCCTATGTATGCCTAATCTTCTCGCCGTTTCAGCTTGTGTTAGTCCTTTAATGAATACTAGTTCAATTACACTTCTTTGACGTGCTGTAAGGCAATTTAAATCTATTGTGGCTACATCTATAAATCTATTCTTATTTCGATGTATTGAATTATCTTTTTTATTTTCACCTTCAAGTATTCTTCTTAAGTTTTTTAATGCTGATATTTCTACTCTTGATATATGTGATTGATAGTCATTTAGTAGTACTGCTATTTCTGATTGTGTTTTTCCTTCGAAAAATTTCATCTCTATTACTGTTTTTTCCAATTTTGAAAGTTTTTTCATAGCGTTTAATAGATCTATTTTGGAAATTATTTTGTCCTCTGATATGCTTATATCTCTTATCGTTTCTGAATAGGTAATTTTTCTTTCATTTGGGCATAATTTTATCGGACTATCCATAGGAATTTTGCCCTCCATAAGATGCAACGTCTTTGTAATTTCTTCGATTGTTATGCCCATAATTTCTGATAATTCTTTCAATGTAGGCTCTCTTTGTAGGCTTTCAAATTTCTTTCTAATTTGCTTGATTTGTTTGTATTGGTTGTAATTTCTTCGTGGTATCCTGAAAGGTACATCATCTCTATTGTCTCTAAATTCTTTTAGTATTTTACCCACTATGTTTGTCGTTGCATAAGTTGAAAATTTCACATTTAATGTTGGGTCATAATTTTGTATGGAATATAATAATCCTAGACTTCCAACTTGAATTGCATCATCGTAACTTATTGCTTTACCTTTGAATTTCTTTGCTTGTTTATATACAAGCCCTATATTATCCTCAACAATGCTTGTTACAGCCTCTCTATCTCCCTTTTGAGCCTTTTCAAACAATTCAACAATATTTTTATCGATACTCATAATTACTCCCCCTATGGACCAGGGGAAATCCCCTGGAATATAATTATTTGGCATAAAATCTATAGTTTTCTATATCTGTTCCAAATTCTATTATGTTTCCTTGAGCCATTTCAACTAATCTGCTTGCCACTGCTTCATCCCAACTAACTATTTCATCAATTGACTTTTCTGTACTAATAATTATAGGTTTTTTCTTAAGATATCTTTCATTTACTATTTCAAATATATATTTTAAATCTGCGTCTGTTGGCTTTCCTTTTAAAAAGTCATCTAGAAAAAGAACTCTTGGTACTTTGTACTTATCCATTTCTCTTATAAAATTTGTTTCATCCATTACTGATTGTTTAAGATTTATTAACATAGTTGTATATAGTTCATATTTGCAAAGTACATTTTTGCCAATCAAATTAATCATTGTTGCTGCTCCTAAATGTGTTTTACCTACTCCAGGTCTACCTGTAATAATTAAGCTTGGATTTGTATCAAGGAAATTATTGCAATAGTTTATAGCTTTATCTCTCGCCGCTAATTGAGTTTCATTATTCACTTTATAATTTCTAAATGTTTTATTCTTAAACACTTCATCTAATCCACATTTTTTTAATTTTTCTTTGGATTCAAATTTATCTTTACATTTGCATGGCACTGCTTGCCCTAAATCATTAAATGTATAATGTAAATCCCTACATATAGGGCACTCATATTCTTTTATATCATCTCTTTTAGGGATATTATTAACTCTCTCCATTAATATCTTTTTAAAAGTTTCATTCATCTAATCACCCCATATATTTTCATCTAGGCTATCTAATAATTTATTACTTTCTTCCAATCTTCTTTTAAACTCAGCATCATCACATTGTTTTTGTGTTGCTGGTATAAATTTCTTAGTTTGTGAAATACTTTTAGTAGAAATGTTTTTAACTAAATCTTTTTCCACTGCTTCTATTACCCACCTTTTAATAGTTAAGTAGTGGTTTTTATATTTCTTCCCAGTCTCTTCTATATACTCGTCCAATTTTTCTATAACTAAATTAAATTTATATTCATCTAATTCATTTAGAAGCTTTTCTTTTTCGTTATCTGTTAGTAATACATGGTTATAATTACCATATTTATGTTTTATTTTTTTTTTATTTTTATCTTTCTCTTTATCTTTATCTTTATCTTTATCTTTCTCTTTCTCTGTCGGACATTGTCCGGACAAAAGAGGGACATTGTCCTCACTTTGTCCTTTTGCTCTTTGAAGTCTTTTCTTTTCTGCCCATTTAGATTCAGAACCTATCATATTTTTAAGTTGAGTTAAATATATTTCTCCATTTTCCAATATTTCAATTAAGCCAGTCCTTTTTAATAATTCCATAGCTACTATTACTGTATCTTGATCTACTCCAGTTATTTTAGATAATGTTTTAACATCATAAGGTATTAACATTTCACCAACTTTTCTAATAAGTCTACCTTCACTATTCATAGCTTTAAGGCATAATTTCAAATAAAAATTGCTATAATATACTCCTTTTTCTTGCTCTTCTATCCAAGATATAACATCTTCCTCAAAGAAATCTTCTTTGAGTTTTATCCAGTAATATTTTTTATCTGACATAGTCACCACTTCCTTAACTCAAGCTGTTTTTATATTCATTTTCATTAAATGTAATTCCATATAAATTTATATCTATATAAGATTGAATATAATAATATAAATTTTCTTGAATATACCTTCTGAATAATTAATTTGCAACTTGTTGCATGTTTTCATATCCATTACACATAAAGTCATACTCATCCTTAGTCATATTGACTACATCTTTAGTAAATTTTTTGAATACATGTTTCTTAACTGTATCTTTATCTATTCCTTTGCTATAAGCTATTGCATATAATCTGCTTATTTGTTTTTCTGATAATTTACTATTATTCCATATATCCGGTGATTGACTAGGCTTGTCTTTATCATGATCATGCTTATTAGTAGCATCACTATCTTTTGTATCATCTATTGCAAATAGCCCGTTTAAAGCATATTTTCTAGCATATGAACTAACCGAACCAGTAACCTGAGCCAAATCCATTCCTTTCTTAGTTTCATCTTCTCTAGCTAATGCCTTAACTTCTATCTTATCTCCTTTTTCGGTGTCTACAAAAGTTGCCGTAGCTTCTAAATAATATCTATCGCCTATCTGTTTTATTTCATCTGATAAAGTAACTGTAGCTTTATACTCCAGTAATAAAGGTTTTAATCCTTCTAATATATCTTCACAACTTCTGTAGTTGTATTTCCCAAAGTTGTTATATTGATTTTTAGGTGCTTTTAATTTACTTTGTATTGCCGATAACTTTTCATATAGATTCATTAGTTTCACACTCCTTAGTCTTTTCTTGTTTTACAAAATCCCTATATGCTTGCAAATATCCCCTGTCATATATTGTCAAAGGACTGTTATCTATTTCATACTTTTGTATATATTCTTCAAGTTCTTCAATAGGTTTATATCCTTCTAAACATTCCCTTGCTCCATCAATAAAACCCCATGCTTCCTCTGCATTATCATCGTATTTATTGGTGTACATTGCATAAAGTAGTTTATTTTCAAAAGTCGGCTCTTGATTTAAATAACTATCTCTAATTCTCATATTTACACCTCTTTTGTTATTGTGGTATAATTAACTTAGTATCAATTTCCATTGGGTCCTATTTATATAGGGTTTTTTTTATATTCCCATGTAAGCATCTGCTCTATTTTCTCTTTCATCTCCATCTGCTTTCTCAAGGTCCCTTACTTCTTCTTGCATCATTTCATCAATTTCTTGTAGTATTTCTTTTAGGAATTTAATTTCTTCAACCTTTGACATTTTATAAATACGATTTACTTCTTCGTTATTTATAACTTTTTCTAAAGCTGAAATTCTAGATTTTAAATTATATATAGTTTCATCTAATATCCAATTCATTTATTTATCCTCCTTTAATTATTAGATATTTATAAATTTAAAGTTAAAATCAAATGCATTTAATTTTTCAACATTCCCTTTCGTGTCTTCTACAATTGCATATAATTCATTTTCAGATTCAAACCACTTATGAAAATAAGCTATGAAACTTTTATTATTAGGCGTATCGCTATCAAGCTCTCTATAACGATTTATTTCTATTACTTCAACTTTTCTTAGTCCATGTTCTTTATAGACATCTTCTTTATAAATAAAACATTTTCCATTTTTATCTATACTTTCCAACCCTACTTTTTTGCAAAATTCATATATTTCATATTTACAAGTATTGCATATATTTTTCATTTATTAATCCTCCTTATCTTCTAAGTTGTATATCTTTTCTTCAATTTTCTTAATGATTTTTTCTAATTTAATGTTCTTTTCTCTTTCTGCTGCACTTATCATTTTCCAGTAAGAAACTTGAGATTCTAAAAATTTTTCGTATGCAGTTTTTTCTTTCTTCATTTCAAATCCCCCTTTTAATATTCAAAACTTAATTGACCATTCAATCCTTGTATCGCATACACTAACATCTCACTAGGTTTCCAATTTTCTATATATTTAAGTGCATCATCATAATTTTTTTGGGCAATATTTTTATAACTGTTAACCTTAAATGAAGTTTTTAATCCCTTGTGAAATTCTGCAAACAACTTTTTACTTAGTTTCTTATAAGCATCTGTGTATTTTCCACCTAGCAAATAAACTGCTCTTGAACTTATTGCATTTCTTAGATTTTCTGCTAACTCATAGTCTATTGTCATCTTATTTTCTATACCAGTTACTCTTTTTTCTATTTCCTGTTGTTTCTTATCCAACATTAATATTGCTCTTAATTCAGTTGATATGCCTTTGTATGGATCTTCTATCATTTCATTAAATTTTTTAACATATCTAGCAGTAAATAATATTCCTTTTTCTCCAGCCATTTTATTAGCTAACATATCGCAGCCTAATTTAGTACATTCATAGCATTTATAAATTTTGTTATTGTTTTCTACTTTGTAAGTGCTTTCTATAAAATATTCTGAAACACCCAATTGGGCCTTTCTTAACGTAGGTATAATTCCTATATGAGTTTTATCTCCTTCTATCATTCTTAAAACTTTAGCATGTTCAACTTCCATCATTTCTGCTACTTCATAACTTGGTATTGTTTGTACTGCTTGCCCTTCATTATTTTTAAAAACTTTGTAACTGCTATATAAATCTGACATATACCATTCCCCCTTAGAATAAATCTTTATATTTGTTTCTCCATTCTAGAAATGCTGCTACAGTATTTTCATATCCAAAATACTTAACTAAGTAGTAGTATGCTTGTACTGCTTGTCCGTTTTCTTCCATGATTTGTTCACCTCCTTAAATTTTTCTTGAAAATTTATCTTTTGTTTATTTCGATGAACTCTTTAACTGTAAGGTTTGGTAATAACTTAGATAGTACTTTTAGTTCCTCCAGGGATATTTTTATTTTCATCTTTTGTTACCCCCTTCTTATATTCATATAAAACTAAGTTGTAACAAGCTTCTGCGATGTTTTTAAATACTCTATCCTGTTCTTCTTTACTACGATTTGAAAATGATATCTTTACTTTTGCTATATCATTTTCGTAATATCTATTGTCCATAAATTCACCCCTTAAAATTTTATGAATAGATAAAATTGTCCTATGTGTCTAATATATGCATATTAATAATTAGACAATTTGTCTAAACTATCATTAAAAAAAATGTCATCTATATCTGCTTCTGGATATGCTTTTTTAAATTTTGTTAAGAAATTATAACTGGGTTTTCTTTGACATGATTCTATTTTATAGTATGTGTCATAGCCTAACCCTAGTTCTTTAGCAAATTCTACTATGCTTTTATTTTTACTATGTCTGAAAGCTATTAGTTTATCAGTCATTGTTTTTCACCTTCTTTCTTTGGACAAGTTATTTATTTATACTTAGAGTATATTATCCAAATCGTATAATGTCAAGCTTTTTTATACAGATTGTATAAAAATATTTTAAATTATACACTTTGTGGTATAATCGTGTATATATAGGGATATCGATTTATGTCGGTGAGGAGGATTTATGAGTACAGGAGATAAAATTTTAAAATTAATGGATGATAAAAACATGTCCAGATTAGAATTATCAAAAGCTCTTAATATTAATTATCAAACATTA